TCGCATAATGAATAGTTACCCCATCATCATTTCTATTTAACTTTACTGCCCTTTTTGCATCTTCATTGACACCTTGATTTATGAATCCTAATAAGAAATTAACAGAACTCTCTAACTGACTTGCGTCTCCATAATAAAGCTCCCCTAAGTTGTTTACTACATTTAAGTTTGATAGGTCAGTTTTCCCCTCACCTCTTAAGTCTTGAGGTTTATAAGGTGTGGTTCCGGCAGCCTTTACTTTTTTCTTAACATCAATCTGTCCTCGTATTGCTACCTGTGTTAGCCTTGTTACTATCTCTTTTTGTTCCTTAGTAAACTCCGGTATACCATTAGCATCTTTGGAGGTATCTAAAAACACAAGGTTGTTATGTTTATCTCGTTCCTCTTTATCATAAGTAAAAGTATATCTCTCTCCATTAGGTGCGGTTACCTTTGTATCCATTAAAATAGATTCAACGTGTGCGGGCACAGACATTATTGCACTAACCTGCACCTCTTCCCACTCCTTATAACCTGCAACAAAATCTTTTGCATCACTATCTATATTGTAATTCCCCTGCTTGGCATCTATCATAGTAATAATAGTATTTAAACTACCCTCACCTGCATACTTTATAACCTCCTGCTCTATGTCACCTAAAAATGCTACCTTTTTTGCAGCCTGTTCATTTAAGTTATACCTATTATACTCCATTTTCATCCTTGCACGAAGCTGATTTACTTGTGCGAAATCATTAGGGTTAGTGCTCATCTCATAGACCCCTTTATCATTCATTACCATCTTCCCAACATTAACCACACCGTTAGTGGGATTAATGTATCCTTTTGCATCTCTTAAATTTGCAAGACCCTCAGCCTGCTGCATATCCCACACTTCACGGAATGAAGATTCATCTCCCTCCCAACGTGCCATTTTGCGGGTATACTCGGCTTGATATTCTTTTGAAAGATTAAACATATTGTTGGTGCCATCATTGATATTTTGCCTGCCAATGGTGTAGTCTTTTAAACTCAACTGACCACTCTTAAGTAATGTGTCCTGCATTTTTCTATACTCTTGGGCATCATTCGCAAAGGTTAACGCAAACGTATTTCCCGCATCATAATCTCCAACAGGTGCATTAGCTAATACCTCTCCAAACTGCCTTGAGGCTTCATCAATTGCTGCTTTCTTAGCCTCCCTTATCTCAGCTTCGGTGTTAAGCATATCGGACATACTCTTACCTACATCCGCCCAATTTATTTGACTGTCTACCGACCTTTCTTGATACTTATAATACGTCATTAGTTATTTTTTTTATGATTTTTGAGGGAACCCAAAAAGATGGCCAAACTCTTTCATCCACTCCTCACGAGTCATTTCTTCAGATTGAGCCTCATCCTTACTCCCACTAAGTCCTAACGGATTTGTATATGCATCTGTATATTGTTTATTAAGATTCATATTATAAAACATCTCCTTTCCTACTGCTCTTTTAAACTGACGAAATTGTTTGTTGGTCATATTTTGAATATCAATATCCCCTATGTCCTGCCCAAAGTATTTTTGCTGATTTTTATTGAAAATATTAGCATCTTTTGTTCGTACTATCCTCCCTTCATATGGGTTTGTACTAAAAACATCTCCAACCTTACCGGCCTTACCTGCACTCACATCAGCTTCTGTAGCAACCTGAGTTGAGCCTTGAGCAGTCGCCATCGCCTGTTTCTGTGCTCCGATGTTTTGTGTATACAAAGGAATCAGTCCCATTGCTTGTTCTGTTGTAGATGCAAGACCTTGAAGACCCTGCTGCTCTGCTGCTGCACTCCTTTCTGCTGAATTTACTGAAGCTAATTGGGCACCCTCTACCTCTCCTAAGTCTAATTGCATACCCACATCTAACAATCTTGCCTCTTCATCAGCAGATAATTTTTCTAACTCTTTTACCTCTGTAGACATAGAGCTACGTATTTCAGCTTGGGCTGCATTTTGTGCCATCTGAACCCTTCCTGCTGCTGCTGCTGCACCACGAGCAGAACCCTCTTGGGCTGCCTGTAAGGCAGTAGCACCTTGAGTTAACATCGCATCGCTCTGTAACTCATATGCCTCCTTGTTTATAGAAAGCTCATCCATTACATTTATATCAAGCCTTTTCCTTGCTTCCATCATCATCTCGGCAGCTTTCCTGTTAGCCACCTGTGACTTTCTTTTTTCTGCTGCAGCCTGAGAAAAAGAAATGGCGGTTGTTGTAGCAGTTACTGCTAACCCTGTTATTCCTAATATTAATCCTGACATAATTGTAATTGTTTTTCTATTATACTAATTGGTAACGTCTTATAATCCATTGTATAAACGTCTGCCTCTGCCTCTTCAAATGTTTTAGCATCACTCTTATATACACAACACCACTTAGTGTCTTCGTGTATATAAAGAACTCTTTGAGTACCTATCTGAGTAAAAATTATATGTGGTGCCTCTACTGTCTTTAACTCACCATCATCCGTTAAATATGAAACTTTTCCCTCAAGTAAAAATGATGGATGTTGTTGTTTATGAATCATTGAAACTATTATATGCCCTTTAGGCATAAACAATTCTCTCGTATATAGACCACCCTCCAATGTTTGTTTTAACGGATAGGCTTCTTTCATTTCTTCACTTTGCGGTTTCCCACACGTATGCTCTATCGCATCATCATATTGGGATAATACGCTCCTAAACGCCTCTATCCTATCCCACAACATTCCTCTATGATGATTCACATAATTTAAAATACCTTCAGGACTTTCTTGCTGAACTATTTCTACCTCGTGCATAGACAAAGAAATTTATTACAAAGATACTAAATTTACGGAAATGATTTCATTACCTCTGACTCTACGGCAAATAACTCAGATGAGTTTTGTGATTTACCCACAGGCAGTTCTAATGTGAACTCACAATAATGACCTAAAACTCCGTGTGATTCTGCTATTGGATTCTTGATATACAAGAAATAGGCATCATTAATAGGTATTGGATTGGTTGCTCCCGCCACAGATGTCGAGTCAATAACAATATTATTGATACCACCAACCTTATCTACATTTATAGCTATCACCTCTCCTGCAAAAACAGGGGTGTTGAATAATGGGCCTACTGCATAGTATAGGTAATCTCCTATACTGAGTATACTCCCAATATTAATAGTTAAATCGAAGTCTATAACGTATGATGCTGCAGGCCCTGCTACAGTAGTGCTTCTCCCTATCCCGTTAAGAGACCTTAACTCCCACTCTGATTCATTGGTGTTTGCTCCTGTTGGCCCATCATTTCTAACAAAAGCAAACCAAGCTGCCTCTTTCTTTTCAAACCAATCATCGTCAATATACCCTGTGTTTTGAATATCTGTAACAAGAGTGGCCTCCCAAGAATCATCAGACTCAAGGTTTAGTGTTTTAAATATTTTATTTACTAAAGGCTCTTCATTGAATATACTTGTAATGGTAGCAGGATAGTCTACACCATAAAACTGACAGTAATTACTGTTGGTGTTATGCCTATATAGATTACCTCCTTTAAATGAATAAAAAAATTGATTCATCCCAATCATCCAATCAGGAAAAAAAGAGTAGAACGAAGGGAATCCTTGTGATTGTTCGCTATGGGTTAAGGTATAGTCTGCCATAATTATTTTGTTTTATTTAAGTACAAAGAGTTTTGGATGTTATTACCCCATTTATATCAACTGCAATCAGGTAACGATTACCATCGCCACTAAGTATGACATAGTCGGCTGCAGGGAATACTCGTGTACTTCCGTTAGAATTTTCAACAAAGAACTCATTTACTTCAGGATACCCAAGTAAGCCGCCACGATTAGGTACATTATAATACGTGTTCGGTAAAGGCTCTGTCAGACAAGGTCCCGGCTCCGGATGTGATGTTGGCACACCAACAAGTTCTACAGGACAGTTAATCTCCACATAAAACCCTGTGGTTGCACACGGACCTACCATCTCAATTGTCATATCCTCAGGAGCTACATTGGTTTTAGGAATATATACTGTACAGTATCCCGGAGCTGTGGCAGTAGTAGCCACATCATCTCTCGTTCCTGTAATAGTACCTGACGTTCCCACTAAATCAAAGGTAGTTCCATTAAAAACATATTGGTTTAACCCTGTGTATCCGCCACCATCTAAGGCATTACCTATCCCACAGTTAAAAGCTTCGGTACCTACGAAGGTATAATTGTTTGGGTTGTCACTCGCAAGATATCCATATGTTGGACTTGTCAATTCATTATAAGTCACGCCATCGTATTGTACCCTTATACCATCGGGTATCTCGGCAGGGTCAAAATAAATTATTGTACATCCTATATCAGCTCCTGCACTAAATAAAAGCTCATAGGTACCTTGTGTTAATAGGCCTGAGTCAATCCCTGTGTCACAAGGAAACCCACACGGGTCACACGATAACACAATACCTAACACTCCTGCGGTTTGTAGCCTAACAACAATATTGTCAGAGTAATACCCATCAGATGCGGGAATGGTCATTTCTACATCATCAAACACTGCCGTTGCACCGGATAAGGTTGGTGCGTCTATATAATAATTTCCGAAAGCTGCCATAATATTTTATATAATTAATTTAACCACAATCACAGTTTAGAAATGTTACATCAAAAAGTGTGGGGAGTGGTTCAATAAACTCGGTTGTGCATATATCTATATCTTCTCCTGCGTCAAGAGGCTCGGTTATAACTACACCTGTGACGCATTGTTTGTACTGAAAGCTTCCTGACACAAGTGAATTGTTTATAACATTATACTGATTACATACCTCGTTACAATCTGTTATTGAAAGTACCGTTGTTATAGTAACGGTTGGGGTAAGTTCACTACTCGCTTCTACCTGATATACACAGTCAGGGTCAGCATCAACCTTCACAAAGTCTCCTAACCCAATTCCCGGAAGTGCTGCTGCTATATAAGACGCTGATGGTGATGCAAGTGAAGACTGACATCTCACAACCTCCCACGCCTCTGTCTCACATACACAGTCCACTAAACTTATATCAAAAGATGTAGGAGATGTAACAAGCTCCGTTAGGCAAACATTAACCGTCTCTTCGGCTGCAATGGCTATAGACTGTAATACCCCAATACAATCATTATATTGTACAGTTATAGGGCCATCATCAGTATTTTCTATTGAATATTCCTGACATATCTCATTACAGTTATCATAAGAGTATACGGTATTTACGGATGCAGTAACAACCTCTTCAGACAATGATATAACCTTAAAGACACAACCCGGATACGCTACTAATTCAACAAATCCATCTATTGCTCCTAATGTATTAGGGATTATCTCTTCCACTACAACCCCATCTTCCCTACACTGTCTTACTAAAAAAGCTTCATCACTACATTCACAGCAAGCTGCAAATTTAGAGGTTGCATCAAAACACAACTCCATAAGGGTCGGTCGCCTATAGTCATAAATTAAATATAGATATTGGTCATTAGTGTTTGGCATACTGAATGATGCCTCGTAGCTATTTGGACCACCGGTAATTGGCGTTGCGTTATTCGATGCAGCCAATAAGGCTAACATATCAGTTTGTGTATTTGTATATAAGGTATTAGACCTTAACCATCTCAGCTCATCTACAGAGGTATCAAACACATAGTCATCAATAGGCGGTATTCTATTACTTATAATTGATACGGTAGCAGCGTCTGCAGGTATAAAGCCTGCACCCTGTGGTCCCACAATCATACTGTACTGAGAGATTAACGGCACAGATGGCCCTGAGGCTAACTCTACTTGCTCTGAATGTAAGGGTGATATAAATGCTCCATCCAACCACCTATATTCGTTATGTATAAATTCCCCTGCATCATTATCTAAAGAGTAACATACCTGAATAATAGTTATCTCTTGTGCATCGGGACAGTTAACTGTTACCTCTATAACACACGTTCCTGTAGACTCTACCACTATATCTATGGAGTCTTCAGATACATTGTCTTTGTCTACCACTAATGGAGACCCTGTGCTATTATTTACAAACCCCGTAGTGACTGTAGAGCTATCATAGGTAGCGTCAACCTTTACTGTGTCTGAAATACTAATAATATTATATTCTATATTAACATCCCCTGTAAGCGACCCAACATCCACACAAAACTCTATAGAAGTCGCATCTAATGTAAGTGTTCGGGTAATGCCACACTCTATACACTCTAAGGTTGTAGGAATAGCAATATCATTAGAACTTAACACATACTCATTCATATACGGGTCAAAGCCACCAAGCTTCTGTGTATTGAATGAACTAATAAATAAGTCTCTAAACCAAGAACGCATCCCCTGCTCAGATATAACTGTAAGTGCTTCATTCTGCATAGAAGAGCCTTTCAACTGAATAACTGCACCACGTTTTGCGTCAGTGAAATATTTATTTACTCCCCACTTAGTATAGCTCTCAGGGTTTTGGCTTATACCAAACTCTTCAATACGAGCCACTTGTTGACCTAACACTTCAGGAACAGAGGTGACGGTGCCACCACCTACCGCATCGGTAAGTATATTCTTCCCTACTGTAACATAAGATACTTTGTCTTCTTGTAATGTAAGTATATCTGTCTCTCTCCCATCAAGTATGTAGATTGGGCCGTATGAATCTTCAAGAGGTTTGTAGTTTATTAACCCAAGATTAAATTCATTTAACTTATTTATATTGGTTTCGTCATTGTAAGGGCCACTGTATGTTAAATCAGCAAACCTCCTTACCTCCATATATTCCTCAGAGTTTGTAGTAAATATCCTGTTACCTAATAACAATTCTCTACCCTCAATGGCATCTCTAATTTGGTAACTCTCTACCCCATTCCCAAAAGCATAGCAGTTAAAAAATGATGTGTCTATTAATGCAGATAATGTTGGTGTTTGATTTTGTATGTTCCCTCCGTGTGCTCCTTGCTGAAGAGTTATGGAAGAAATTATTACTGCCGCAGGGTCAGTAGGAGGTGTTGATGGGCTTGTAGCCATAGTGCCACATACCCCTAATATTCCTGCCGTAATTGTTCCCGGCTCTACTATAATAGATGCAGGCAACCCATTCAGGTCTATATAATCCAACTGTATAGCGGAAGGCTCTGTTTCAAGAACCTCAACGCTAAACTCACATTTATCAGCACCCTGAATAATAGGGAATGTCTGAGAAGATTCATACCATATGTCAGGTGCAGCATCTTGAGGCTCTGTCTCAAATACACATAAAGAGTTTGAACGAATAACATCTATCTTTACAGAGAGTTTAGCTTTCTTTTTCTCAGTATTATATCCCTTGAAACCAACAACACAAAGAGATTTATACTGTGTGGTTGTGTCCGCAAAAAAGAACTGAAAATTTAAACCTAATCCACAAGGAAAATCACTCTGTTCAGGGTAATAAAGACCTGTCGTAGACTCAAGTATAACCGATGGGTCATAGACGGCCTCAGGTATTGGTTGGCCACAATCCGCCTCAGCAACTACCCCTGTGCCATTCAATACACTCTCAACATTATCATCATTCCACCATTGCTCAAAATTTATATAGTCTTGGGATGCTATAAGAGTAGTAGTTAACCCATACTCACGATACTCTACACGTGATGGTCCACACTTTTTACCTTTCCTAAGGTTCTCAATGGTGATATTAATTCTACTCCCTGCAGGAATAGTATAATCTATCCACTCAGGATTTGCAGGTGAGGCAGGAAGGCTACTGTCAAAATCAGAATTTCCTATTACGGTAGGGTAGCTCACTAAGCTACAGTCCCCATCTCTATCGGTATCGGTTCCTTCACCATAAGAAACTACAGGATTATCACCTATTTCAGTAGCAAAATTATTAGCCCTAATTTTAGCATACACACCTCCGGGAACATTCATTTCAACTCCGCTCTCATCTTCAGGAGGAGGTTGTAAGAAGTCAGGCTCTTGGGATTTCTTCTCTAATATAGATGTTGTAACACATTTGGAAAGGGCACCATTAGTATCAGATTTGACTCTTAATAAATCCCCCTCTTCTGCCTTACGTGAGTTCTGTCCCTCAAGTAAGAAATAATCAGCACCTGTTACGGGGTCTCTAAAAAATAACTGAGAGTAGATGTTAAAATATCTTTCTTTATCAGCCTTTATACAGAACTTATAGTTCTTCGCCCAATAAGGAGCTAACTGTGTGGTAGGTATAGTGACACGTATCTTATTTGCTAAATTAGAAGCAGAACACGGAACCTCTAAAGAATTTAAGGGACTAACCAAAGCGGTTGTAGCCCTATTAAACTCATCCATATAAATGATACCAACCTCATAACTCCTGTTGCTATGTAAACTTTTTGGGTTTCCTATTTCTGAAAACGATGCCTCGTTAGTAGTTATCTGATAATATTCATATACGGTTTGTGTAATAGCAACTCCTGTTGGGTCATCTACATATGACATTGCAGGTAGTTGGAATCCTATATTGGGAGAAGTTGGAGATGTTATAATCTGTATTGGCCGAGTGGGTGCATTGATACCACTCTGATATTTAGTTAATGTATCTAAGGTGTTTTGCACAGAACAATTAAACAAATCAGTCAAGGTAGTTCCAAGACCACAGTTTGCTACTGTCTGTATATTTCCTGCTGTTCCAATCTTCTCTACAAAGTCTGTGCTTGTAGCTAACTCATACGCACTTCCAAAAGTTTGTGGCAATATATAAGCAAAAGATAACTCAGTATCAGCAGTTGTCTGTGTAGGGAATGGTAGGTCACCTGTAAAAGACTGATGCTCAAATTTAATTAGAAACTCTATTATGGCTCCTGCCGTTAAAGTAAGGCCATTAATATTCTCTAACTCTAAAACTGAATCAGGAATAGTTTGAGGGCCATCAATACCATAATCTCCATCAGAAGTCGATGTATCAACATCTTCCAATCCTATGTCTTCACTAATAAGCTGTGTAGTATATTCAAATTTAGTGGGGAATCCTGTAGGGTCAATCAGGTCATACTGCTCTAAGTAATTACCATATATTAACCTATTACCCATCAAGGTCTGTGCCTTTGCTAATCGTGGCACATTATCATATAATCTTAAAATCTCGTTTTCCGGTAGTAGTGTAAAAATCTTACTACTACTAAAGCTAAATACATATTCAGTATTATCTACGAGTCCTAATTTTTCCTTCTCAAGCTTTTCAATAATACGGATACTACCTGTCTGCATATCCTTCCATAAAAGGTCTATGCCTGTAACCAACTCCCCGCCACTATTATATGTGATTTGTGCCAAGTTAGTTTGGTTTAGCATTCCTGAATTTAAACTTGTAGCAAAGTCATAGTTAAAAGGTTTGGGTATAAAGGCAGGGTCTGTAAATTGAGATGTAGCAGAATACTCATTGTCTTGGTATTTCCATCTATAAGCAAAGCACACAAACCTATCTTCTAAAAAGTTATCTTCTGAAGATGTAGGTAATGTTGTTAGCCCAACAGTAGATGCGGGTGGTCTTTTAATAACAAGCAACGCCTCTGCAGAAAAACCATCTACTAACCCGGAGGGGTTAGGGTAGCCTCTATTTATGTTTATAAATCTTGGAGGATTGTAATCATCTGTAAAAAATAAGAGTTCATCAATTAATGTTACTCCTGTAATTACATAAGTAGAATTAAAATTTAATGTTGTGTTTAAGTTACTTCCATCATCTGTACTAATGACGTGGTAAGTCAAGAGGTTGTCTTTGGTATTATATGATACTATAAGGTCAAGCTTTCCTGTGAGTGAACCACCTGTCCAAGAGGGGTCGGTTACGAACCAATATATCGTTTCATTGGCACCGTCCTCTAAGGCTCCAATACAGCGAGCATCAGTAGATAAGGGAGTGCCATCATATTGCAGTTGCGTAATAACCGCATTACCTTTAGTGGTCTCTACTGAGCCTACCTCAGAAGCCTCTGTTGCACCTAACCTTACATTCAAGGCATCTACATACTGTCCATTAGGAATAAGCCTCTCGTCAAGGCTTTTATTCATTTTACCTAAAACAAAATTTCTTTGAGTATTAGCCATATTATTTCAACCATTTATCCTGACCTCTTAAATTCATCAAGAGTCTACCGGGATGTATATTACTTATTCTAATCTTTGCGTTTCGTAACAAGGAACTTTTACGTTTTCTTGCCCTATGAACAACATATTCTTGTACTCCCAATTTAGATTGTAAAATGGCATATTCTATATATGCATATATATACTCTTCAAATAACTTGTTCAGTTGAATCAACTCATTATCTCCACCCTCCATTCCGTCAGAAACATATTCAAGGACACAAAGTTCTCCTGCCATCCCTGAACTAAAGTTGATTACTCCTCCCTGTTTATTAATACTAAATGTAGGATTTGCATTTGCAGTTTCGGTATTTAAACCAAAACGAGCACCAATCGCATAATCAAAATACCACATCCCATCACAACAATATCCTTCATATCCGTTGAACTGATTACCTTCATTTAGATATATGGATTTTTTACTACCCGTAATCCTATCATAATCAATATTGGAATTTTGTGGTTTAAGTATTTCTCCGTTTACATCAAATAATATGTTACAATTATTATCTTGAAGATAAGCATTGCTCCAATTCGTTTGAATGTTTTCGCTTAAAGGGTAAAGAATACCATTCTTATATACAGATATCCTAACCCAATTTACATAATCAGAAGGCAATACATATCTTAAGGTATTACAAACAGATAATTCTAAGATTCTAATTTCTTTAAACGCATCGTAGTTTAACTCCTGTATACCACGTTTTGCGTGAAATAAAACCTTAAATCTTTCCTCGTTATTTACAATATTGTGATTGCCTGAGTACATCAACATAAAGTTATTAACTATATCGAATAGGCTAACATATTGGTATGAACCCCAATTTGAATCCTCAGGTGCTACACCTTCATTTTCATAATACTTATAATCTGATATATAAGGCATAATTTATTATTTTTCGTCTTGTGCTTCTTGCATTTCTTTTCCTTGACCAAACGCAACGGCCTGTAGTTCTCTAATAGACATCCCTGCGTATTGCAATATCTTCAACACCAATGTAGGCTCATCAGATATAGTTAGTTCAAAATCTTGATAATCAAGTTGGCTTTGGTCAAATGATGGCTCTCCTCCAAGTAGATTAATATATGTCCATTTAGGGTCAGACGGGTATCTTATATATTGACACTGCACTGCACCGATGGTATTAATACTTGCAGGGAATAATGATAGCGTTGGCTCTTGCTGAGTATATGCAGGATACATTGTTGATGGTGCAGTTAGCAAAGAGTTATTAAGCATAGTTATCTTACTATGAGTTACCTTCTCTGCTTCATTAACTATGGCATCATCATATACCGAATAATCCTCTCCTATTATCGTAAAGATATCAGTAGGTGTTCCATTATCGTCAACCAAAGATAAGATGGTAGGGGTCACGTTACTCACAATAGCAGTTTGGTTGGTTGTGGTATTTCCCACTATGTCACCTACCTGAACTCCTGATGAATCAAATGAAGCTGTAGTGTCCTCTAATGAGTTTAGGGTAACCGCATCATTAGTGCCGCTTACCAACAACCTCGTATATACAAGAACCTTATTAAGCAGGTAATAGTCATCATTTGTAGTAATCTGACTTGGTGTAAAAAACCTATTGTTAAGACTATGCAATAAAAACTTAGTCTCTGAAAAAATATTAATTACCTCCTCATACCCCTTAGTAATATCTGCATATCCTGTCCCTGAAGACCTGCCATTCTCCTTGTTAATCTGATAATTATACTGATAAAAATAATCCTCAAAGATATCTAACTGAGCCTGTTTAGCAAATAAGTTAAAATCTGATGGAGAAATATATCCGTAATTATTTTTATTGAGTATAGATAATACTGTATTTCTAACCGAATTAATCATCTCTAAATACTTTGTTACAAAGATACACAAAAAAAAGGAGGGGTTGTTTAACCCCTCCCCTAAATCATATATGTAGTGTATGGTTAAATTTGCTTCTCTAAAAATGCCAACACATCTACACCCTCATCAGTCTTAAACCAATCCGCTAAATAATCTATTGGCTCTACACCGAATGGTATGATAGTCATTCTTTTTTTATTACCCTCAAGATTATAGTGTACGTCTCGTTTCTTATTTCTAAATGACAATAATTTATTATCAAAGAATTGTTGTACTGAAGATTGTAATTTCAATGCAGGGTCAGAAAGTGCCCTTAAAAACACAGAGGGGTTCCTCTTAGCAAAAATTAACACGTCTCTCTTGAGTTCTGCTGAAGACATCTTTGTTACATCTGTATTAAATAACACCCTCCCCACAGCTTCAAGCTGCTCTATATCCATAGCCTTAGCTTCTATTAAAGCATCAACCTCTATGTTTAAATGCTCTATCTGTTCTTGTGCATCCTTAGTGTTATCTATCTCTATAAATTTTTTCCCATTCATAGGGTGGTAATGTAAAAATTCCTGTAATACAGGGTTATCCTGTGGAACCGCTAACATACCGTCTTCAAAAATAATAGGCTCAATTATAGCTGAACCATCTTGCTCATCTTCAAATGGGGACTTTTGGTTTCGTGCGTATCGCAACGCTCTGTTATATCCTTTCTCTCTATCAAAGTAAAGTAAAGGACTTCTTCTACTATTTCTTGATGGTATAATGCACGACAATGGTGCTTTATTTCGTGTAAGTTTATATACTCTGTTTTTTGATTCTAATTTCATTTTGATTAAATTTTAAATATTTATAAAAAAAAAAGGTAGGGATGCCTTAAAAGACACCCCTCCTTTAAAGTAGTTTTAGTCCTCAAACATTACAAAGTTGTTCGCACCCATTGTACAAACACATCTTTCTGATAGGTAGTGAACCTCCATAGCATCTAAGCTACTTGTAGCTGCTCCACCTGCAGAACCTGTAATCCAAGTTTTATATCTACGGTCTTCAGTTTCAGAAGCACGGTATCTAACGTGTAGATAAGGTCTCTTGGCATTCTTACCAAGAACTTGGTCATACACTGATGTAGAACCCGCAGGAACTAATAGACCATTTACGTGACCTGAACCTGCACCTGTAGCGTTTCCACCACGCATTGTTGGGTCGTTAAGGTATTTCCAATCAGTCTTGTAGAAATCATAACCTCTACGGAATCCTGAGAAACCTAAGTTTAGAGCCATATCCTTATCGTTGTCAAATAGTCCATAAGATGTACCACTTCCACCATAAGAATTTTGAGCTGCTAACATATCGTCAATATCAAATCCGAAATCTCTGTCAACAAAGATTACATTTTCTTCAATTGAACCTTGCTTATCTAAGCGAGAGATGATAGCATCAAAGTCAGCTAAATCCTCAGGGTTACCACCGCTCCATACATTTCCACGATTCTCTACCACATAGAAGATACCTTCAGAACCTTTATTACCTACTTGGTCTGATGTTACCTGTGTTAATACACCTGAACCTCCTTCAGCAGGAACTGCTTCAAGCATTGATGTTTCAAGATAGTCATCAAAACGCAAACGAGTTTCGTGCTCACTCTTTAGATACCATAGGAATCCTGTGCCACCATCTTCAGTTGTTACTTCAATCCAACCAATCTGAGCCATATCAGAACCACTCACGGTGTAAGTATCTTTAAGGATAATTGGTGAGTTCTCAAAGACGAAATCTTCAGCCTCTAAAGAACCTTCCATTCCAAGTGTTCCTTTTCTAAATTCTGAACCATAGATAAATACTGTACAATCAGGTTCAGGTAATCCTGTACCTCCTGTAAAACCCGCATTCTCATAAAAGGCAACTGTAAATTGGTTATTAGCTAAGTCGGTCTCTGTAACGATACCCTTGTTTTCACCTGAGCCATCATTTTTTGACACAACTATTGTTTGACCTACTCTAATTGCTATTTGAACTGTTGCTCCTGAACCCGGCGCTACTGTTGAATCAACAGGGTCAAGTCTGTCATTTACTTGCATAACAATCTCGCCCACCCCCGAAACGGTTGCTGTACCACAGTCTATATACTTGGTGTGTAATCTTCCTTGCTCTGCCCATTTTATAAGGTCTGAGTTAGAAGGGAGTTCTGCTCCTACTAAGCGTAGAAAAGAACTTACTGTTCTATTACCATAACGCTCAAATTCCTTTTCATAAGTATCAGGAAGATACTGATTCAAGAAATTAAAGTCGGTAATATAATTTGATGCCAAAGCGACTTGATTGCTACTTGGTTGCAATTGATAAGTCGGTGTGGCTGCTATTGAACCTGCCATAATTTTAAAATTTTTAAATGTTTAACTTTTTTTACTTCTTATTTTTAATCCTCTTCCCGAATCTGTGTTTAATGATTTATACTGAGTCCCGCCTTTACGAGTTACTTCAGGTGTCTTGCGGTCTGACATATTAATATTTTTTGTCTTACGCATCACATCCTCTGTAGCCTCTGATTTGCCCTGCTCATAAAAGAACTGTGCAAACTTTTCAGGATTCATTGCAACTGCCAAACTCTTGTGATAACCTTCTGCGTCTTTTAACATACCATTCTCATCAATAAACTTTGCAGTCCAATTAGATGGGTCTGCGTGAATCTTATTCAGTTCACTATAACCTGATGGTGCATAAGACACCGTGCTTTCCCCTACATTAAATTCAAAACCTTTGAACTCAGGATTAAACACATTGTTAAGCTTCTCTAAGTACCACTCTCTCTTTCGGGAAAGTTCTTCTTTCTGAGTTTTCGCATCTGCGACATACTGCTTGTAGCTTTCGTATTCTTCATCAGGAACATTTGAGTTGACAGGTTCAATTGACTCAATTGGCTGCTTGTACTTCTCCTGCATATCTGTAAAGTAATTCTTAGCTTTAGCAATAGCCTTCTTTTTCTTTAACTTAATCTTTTTAATGTCTGACTCGTCATCTATATCCTCATCAAATAAATACTCCTCCATTAGAGTATCAATATCATCAGAGTCAAGACCTTTTTCGGTTAAGCTAAAATATTTTTTTAGTAAAGAGTCAGGCTCAACAGTATCATAGTCTTTTTGTAATTCAACAAACTCATCAATGCTTCTACCTGTCTCTTTTTTAAACTTAAAATAAGCGGCAACATCATCAGGTAATTCTTCAGATTCTTCTCGCTCAGTCATTAAGTCATCAAAAGAGTTTATCTCTTTTCCATATCTTTTTCCAATATATGAAAGAACATCTTCTTCTTTTAATTCAGGTGGTGTAGCATCTTCTACCTTCTCATTAGCATCTTCTTTAACTACCTCTCCTGCACTTTCGTTCTCAAGTTTTTCTTCGTGCTTCTCAAGTAACTCACCCTCTAATTCCTGAACGGACTTCTCTTGAGCAGCACTAACTTCTTTTACTTTTAATTCCATAAGATTATTATTATATTATAATTAGACAAATTTAATAAATATTTTTAATAGTTTTTTACTTTTCGTTTCCACCAATAATCATACTCACTATTGCTATCATAGCCATCATCACTCCTGCTACCGTATCTCTTACTTTAGGGTCAAGATGTTCACCTGTTATAGCCGCCCTTATAAAAGT